CCACTTGGCACAATTCAGCATCTGGCGAACTTGCTCGCGAACACCTTCGCGCTCACCACCGAATGCCAGTAGTTCTTGAGCATCACTCATGTAGCTCATAGCCACCATTGAGGGGCCAGAGAACTTGAAAGTGATAGAATCTTCAACGCTTTCGCGGAGTTCGGCTTCGGTACAACCAAACATTTTAATCTGGCGACCTTCTACTACTGCACCCATTTCTGGCTCCTGTTTTGTTACTATACCCGTATTATAGCAAACGGGGAATATTTGGTCAACCGTTTAATATTGGTTCAAGGCGGGTTGCAAATCAGCAATCAAGCCACGCTCAAAACTGTGAGCAGGCCGGCGGCCGCGCACCACCCCAATCAGTTCCATTTCAAATGCCTCGGCACCGTGCTCACGAATACTGCGACACAAGGGCCAATCCCGGCCTTCGGTAACAGCACGACGAACGTGTTTTTGCCAGCGAATCTTTAAGGCCCGTTTCAAGGCCTGGCCGCAGACGGTAATACCAATGTAGTATTCGCCTGTGTTAGTATTTGCTAACATATAAACGGCGTGTTTACGATCTTGACGGTTTTTGCGTTTCATACCCATATTATAGCAAAACGGGAATTAATGGTCAACCAAAAGAAACCCTACAATTTGTAGGGTTTTAACTGATTATTTTTTGACTTTTTTCTGTGGCTTTTTTGCAACAGGGGTAAACTCGTGTTCCACATAGTATTTGACCAGGGCACGCTGGCACATGGTGATCAAATCCCCGTGGTCTTCGGGCACAATGAATCTGTAAGGACAACGACTCCAGCTACGATGCTGAACGAATTCATAATACCAACGACGGTGTTCATTGTTGTTGGCATCAAATACCGTCCAGGGCCTGGCCTTAAAATGTAAGACGCTCACGGTTTATCCTTGAATAACCAAATGTTGAAAATAATTATAATGCTTTTCTAGTGTCCATGTCAACGGATCAATTACCGTTCCGTCATGTGTTTGGTACTCGGCCAAAAATACATTGGTATAACGAGTAAAGGGCAACCACATATTGGGAGTTTTGGCTGCCCAACCTGCGTCCTTGAGTGCCATATGCTTGGCACGACTTAACCGAACTGTGGGAGCATTCAGGGCCTGCTCAACGGTAATATTGCCGGCCAACAGCAGATCACGAATGCGACTGGCTGGAATTAAGTGTTCAAAGTCGCATTCCTCATCGGCACCAACTTCGTAGTAGTGCGCCTTCATTCCGTCTCGTTGCTCAATGCAGTACTCGTGATATCTGCGTAGATAGTAATCTATGTCGTTGCGAATCTCTCGAAGCAGTTGTTGATCATTTTGCACGGTTGAGTACTCGGCGACCAAACGAACCAAGTTACGAGTACAGTAACTGGCCACAGTTGCGTAGGTTTCGTCAGTACGTCGTGTTTTGCCGTACACTGGCGCGGTAAATTGATCTAAGGATTCTTTAAGCATATTATTCAAATGTCAAGAGCCCTTCGGGCCATTTAACAACATTGTCGTATCTGTTTTGGTGATCACCGTTTTGCACAGTTACCACGCTATGGCAGTTGCCACAAATACATTCTAAGTTGTCTTGAGAGTTATTTCGATGGTTGCCATCTCGATGATGAATATCTAGCTGTTCAGGAGCAATAATAGTAGCGGTACATACAAAACCATATCTTCCGTCAACGTTTTCACACCCTCTCGCCATCTTCCAGTCGTCGGTTATGGCTTTTTTAGTAGTTCGATGGACATCACAGAATTTCTTCCATTTAAATCCTGCGGTGCCGTTGGCTTTTCGATATTGAGAATGGTATCCAACTTTATTGTTACATTCAGGGTAAGCACAACAGGGTGCATGTGTTTTGTATATTGTTGCCATATTATTGTACCTTTGGAAACAGTCCTGCGGCAGCGTTGCCTTCTTCGATGCCCATTTTGGCACCTTCACCGTGATATGGCAATTTGAGTTCACCGCCTGAAATAATGTGCAGTTCGCGCATGAAGTTGCTCATGGCACTGGGCGCAGACCAAGTAGATCCGGGCTTGACATGTGCCCATTGCTTTTTGGCCTTGTCGTGTAGGATATGCGAACTCTTGAATGTAGGTTTGATACTTTCCAGCAGAGTCTTCATCCAATCATTGGGTAGACGATCTGCAGGGTTTATACTGGAAATACGATGTAACTCGTAGAGACCAATAAACACACCTTGATCAATTTCTTCTTGTTTTTCAAACACCGTAGTAATTGCCGCCAGTATATTGTATAGAGTATTACCAGTATCATCAATTTCAATGGCCTTTTGGGCATACTTAAAGTGACTCATGTAGTACTCATTGTCGCCGCACAGGCTTTCGCTGTTGCGGCTGTTCTTGTCCTGTAGATCAACGCCAAGTTTGTCAAACTGATCTTGCATGACACGGGCGCGAACTACCTTGACATCACGACTGCCATTTTTATAGCGAACAAGAGCGTTACGATGCAGGTCTCCAGGAGTCAGTCGTTTGACACCAGTGTCGTTGAGCATTTCAAAGGCATAACTGGCAAAATTAGGATCGTCAGTTTCTACCACGGCGCAGGGAATTTCTGTGAATCCCAGTAGTCCTGCGGCAATGGTGCGGTGTTGTGCATCGTAGAGATAAATGTTAGGATTGGTGCCAATACGGCAAGAAGACCCAGGGCTACAAATCCGTGGATCCCATTTCTTCATAATATTAATGATGTGTTTGTGAATTACATCACGCTGAACTTCGTAGTCGATCCAAAGATCTTCAATCTTCAGCATGGCACTGGTAGGGAATCGGTGACTCAGGGCCTTTGCGCGATTTCGCCAGGCTGCGAGGTCTTTGTCTGTTACACCGTAGTGTGCTTTGAGCTGTTGCTCAACTTCGGCAATTATATCCGTAAGTTTACGTGTGAGGCGTTTTGTGGCCATGATATTTTTCCTTCTTTACCCGACACAATGCGGGATTGGTTAAATGTTCTCTGCGACCATCGCATTAAACAGTTACAAGTATAACGCAAATTGGATTATTGGTCAATGACTAATCTTTCCATTTTAACAGGAATACACAATAGTCCTGATCACTATCAAAATAAAAAATATATCTACCAGGAGAATTTAAAGAACTGGGTTGGACCATTTGCCAACGCCATTCACCGGATAGATTTTCCTTGCACCAATCGATTACATGGTCAATTACACCGTAATATTTTCTAATTTCTACAGCGTAATTAAAACTATCTTGAGATCGTATGACAAAATCATTGTCAAGAGTGTTCAAATTCATGGAACTAAATTTGGTATTCGATTGTCAATGATACGGTTATACATGATTCTTTCTACTTCACGAAGGCGGTGCTGTTTGGATTTTTGTCCCAGAACTATAACGGCGTATTGCTGACTGTTTTGTTCAACAACCATGCCTACACACCAGCCTGCTCGACTGGTAAGACCTGTTTTGCTGACAACGATATTATCAAACTCAAACAACAAGGGACTGTTGGTGTTGTATAAATGTATCATTCGTATGCGTTTTTTAAAACTTGTTTCAATGGCTATTTGCTTGGTAGTCGAACTATGTCGAATCATCCAATAGAAAGAAGATATTCTTAACAGCTCAGACAAATCTTTGACTGTACTGATGTTGTTGGCCCCAAGACCACTGGGATCTTCAAAACTGGTTTGAACCAACTCCCACTCACGTGCTTGATCATTCATTTTATTAACAAATGCTTCTCGGCCGCCTGGATAATCATTGGCCAAAGTTTCAGCGGCTGCGTTGTCCGACCTTACCAGCATGGCCTGGAGCAGTTGCTCTCTGCTGTAGTTGCGAAGCGGCAAATTACTTTTTACACGTCGGCTGAGCGGTAGAGTTCTTGCAAGATCACGATCATAATCTAATGTGATCATAGCGGTCATGAGTTTTGTGATGGACGCAATTGGACGCACTTGATCCGGGTTGTAAGAATATTCAATTTTGTTCTGTGATATATTATAGAGTAAAACGCTAGGCTCGATAGTCTTTGGCACCTGCACACGAGCCTGGGATGAAAATGCAATCAACGATATTATTAAAAATAATTTTTTCATAGACGATATTTTGTTGTTATTAGGTCGTCTGTACAGCCAGTACAAGTTGTTCTTTTACAAACACTATCTGTTTTAATATTCCAATCGCCTAGTATATTACCAAGATAATCATTGCGACATTCACCGCCCCAGATTTTAAAATTCTTATCGATAGCAAATCTTGTATTTCCAGAATCGCAATGCCAACCGTGCCAAGTATCTAAATTTTCATTATGCATCCAATTGGCATATACCAAATGAGTTTCACCAGCGTCATCGGTGATTTTACAATTGTAGTTATCGTGTTTAATCATATCTAATTTCATTAACGCTATAACTTACATTGTTTTGAGCTAAAACTTTTTCAAAGTATGGTATTTGATCCCGGGCCTCAATTTCGTTCATAATGTTAACATGTACGCTTTTTTCCGGGCGTAGCATAACTTGATTTACTGCTACAACCGTGCCGAAAAATTTATCTTTGTTCCAGAATTCAGTATGAGTACTAAAACTTATAGCATCCACAAGCTCGGCAAGTTGTAGATAGTATGTTTTGCTGGCACTACCATTTGTGGTAACAATTAATTGTCCAATATTAAAATTTCCATCGCGCAGATATTTAACCAATGGCAAAAAACTTTTATTAGCGGTAACCTCGCCGCCAGTAAAACTTACTTTATAAGGAAGGCCAACATGTTTTGTTTTTGTATAAAAATTATCCCATGCCTGTTTAAGTTTTTCTAAATTGGGATGCGGGCTAAAGTCATCGTGTAGTTCTGATGGGCAGTATGAACAAGCATAATTGCACCTTGACCCAATCATCCAGGTTAATGAAATCATCGGCGTTGTTGGTTCAACTTTTATAATTTTCATCGAGATTAGGTATTTTATTCATCAACCTGTTTCCAAGTATGATCGCCTAGCCATTGTACACGACAAATATAGTCGTAATCTACTGGTTTTCCAGTACTCCAGTCATTGGGTCCTAGTATACTTAGCCTGGTGCAGTTTTTATGTTTATCGTATAACAACCAATAATACTGTCCGTGGTATGTTTGAAAATCATACTTGGCCGCACGTACCATGTCGGTAATGTCAAGTCGACGCTTGATGTCATCTGCTTGGCGTTGTAGAACTGCTACTAATTCCATGATTCTATCATACTCCTGCTGCGCATGCATTCTTGCGGCATTGACCATGATGTCTTTTTGACTCTCGACTGGAAT